AACATATATAGAAATCGATTGGCAAAAAGCATTTGGCTATATGTTATATGTTGAAATAGAAGGACAAGAAAATGATGGATATAAGCCATGTCAGTTCTTTCAAATAAATTATTGTCCGATGTGTGGCAGAAAATTAGTAAAGGAGTAAATAGATATGTTAAAAATAAGAGATGATGTAGATTTAAAAGAACTTAAAAAGTATCGGGTTTAATTATAGAAAACATTATAATAATTGGACAAAGTTACATAGTGAAAAAGATTATGAAGACTATGTAGATAATTATATTCAAATAGGTACTGATAAAATTTTGAGACCATACACAAGAATTTTAAATGGACATAATACAGAATATTGTGATAAGTCACAGACCAATATAAAAGATGAATTTTTAGATACGTTATACGATTTAATCAAAGCAAATTTAGTGGTAAAGGAGTAAATAAGATATGGAAAAATATAATTTAAAAAATAAAACAGATATAAAAATGCATAATGTATTATTTGCAACAACAAGTGAAAGAGATTATGAGATGGAAAGGTTATTATTGCTAGAAGATATGCCTGATACAGAATATAATGAATTTGTTTTAGTAGAAGGATATCATTGTAGTTGTTATGATTTTGATGAGACTAACTGGGATTGCACAAAATTAACTAAAGATGAATTAAATAAATTGCTAGAAAAAACAGGAGAGTGGGAGACAGTAAGAAAAGAATTAAAAGAATTTTTAGCGAGATATTAAAGGGGGATAAATAATGAAAGAAAAAAATAAAAGAACAACTAAAGATAGTATTGAATATTTGGAACTGCAGTGTATTGTTAATAATAGAATACATGATTATGTTTCAAAGTATCATAATTATCCTAAATACATCAAATTACCTTTATGGATATTTGACTGTTTAAAACAAACAATGTGTGAAGTAGACTTAAAAATAGATTATAAAACAGAAGAATTTACATTTTTTGATTTAAAAGTTTGTGAAACAGTTACTATAGAAAAACCAGAAGAAATCGAGGTGTTTTAAGTGAAAGAAAATAGTATAGAAGAAGATATAAAAAATGCAGAACATTTTATAAAATCTATAAAAACAGATAAAGAGTATAAAGAAGATGGCTGGCACGGATATTACAATAAAGAAATTGTAGAGCTTGCTAGAATATTGCAACATATTTTATCAGATTATAAAAGAGTATTAAAAGAGAATGAAGAACAAAAAAAGAATTAAAGCAAAAAAACAAGCAGATAGAAAGATATCAAAACATAATGATATGTTACATGTAATAGAGTGTGAGAACAAAGATAAAAAAATAGATTTAATGGCAGAACAATTAACAACACCAATTCATGATAAAAAGTAGGTTAAAGAATATTTTGAAAATAAAGCAAAAGAAAGAAGGTAAAGAAATATGAAAATGTATTGTAAGATAAAGAGACCAGATAATACAAAATATCAAATAGAAAAAGGAACAAAAGTGGTAATTCAAGAAAAAATAGATGGAAGTAATACTGCAATTTATAATGATAATGGAAAGATAAGATTATATAGCAGATCTAATGAATTAACAGGAGAAGATGGATTAAATGGATTTGTTAAATATGCTAGAAAAAGAGAAAACAAAATACTAGAATATTTACCAATTGGATATGTATTATATGGCGAATGGTTAAATCAAGGAAAAATAAACTATAATTCACTAGCTAAACAAGGAAAAATAGAACCATACTATGCATTTGATTTGGTAAAAGAGATAGTGGATAAACCAACAGAAGATGAAGATTTTACAAGAATATTTGCAAGTATAGAAGAAATGAAAGATATATCAAATAAAATAGGATTTAAAACAGTACCAGAAATAGCAGTAGAAAATTTAACAAGTTATGTAGAGTTAAAAGAAAAATATGTAGATAATCAAAAATCTGCACTGGAAGGGACAGACTGTATAAGAGAAGGAATAGTAATAAAAACATTAGATGGAGAAAAAAGAATAAAAATAGTTGGAGATAAATTTCAAGAAGTGAAACATATAAAAAATTCAGAAACCAAAAGCCCATATGCTTTTTTAGATAAGTATATTACACCTATGAGAATATGCAAATTTTTAACACAAATAGGAATAGAAAATCCAAAGGCAGAAGATTATAGGGAAATATTTAAAAAATTAGATATAGTTGCTAATGATATTTTAGAAGAGGAAAAAGAACAAATATTAAAAGATATAGCAAGAATAATCAAAAAACAGGCTATTCCTAACATAAAAGAATATGTAGATAATAACTAAAAGTAGGTGATACAAATGACTAAGACAATAAAAAATCTATTAAAAGCAAAAGAATTAATAGAGAAAAAGATAAATTTAAACAATAATTTACTAGAGACAATAAAAGTATTAAGGCAAGATGAAAATAACCTAAAAGACGAAAATGATGCTTATGAGATAGCATTAAAACTAATTAAGAAAAGGCTAAAAGAAGAATATAGAAGGTAGGAATACAAATGAATATATATGGAATATACGATATAAAGAATAATGAGCAATGTATGAGAGTAGGGACATTGCAAGAAGTGGTAAAGTTTTTAAATTTAACAGCAAGAGAAATGAGTAGAGCATTAAAGAAAAATAACACGGTAAGAAAACATTATAAAATATATTATTTATTTAATGAGGAGGTATACTAATGAGTAAATACATAAAAGAGGATGTTGAAATAATGCTAAGAAATCATAAAAAAAATGAGGCAAAATTAACAGAAGTGCAATTAAAAAAGGAAGGATATCAAGAGCAATTATGTTATGCAGGAACAGTATATGAAGATACAGAAAATGAAATAATAGAAAATATGCAAGTAGCTGGACAAGCATATGATAGTATACATAGTAATACAAATAAAATATCTGATAAGGTATCAAATACAGTTGCTAATTATAAAAATGAATTAAACCATATAAATAAATTTGATAGACAGTATATAAATTCAAAAATTATAGAATGTGAAGCAGAAGAAAATATATTAAATAAAAAAATAGTAAGAGTTAAAAATTTATTAACTATACTTAGTGAAAAACAACGTTTTGTAATTAATAAATTTTATATAGACAGTGAAAAAGGAGATTGGAAAAGAATTGCAAAAGAGTATGAAAATGAATTTCCAAAGTATTTGTCAATAAAACAATTACAAAATATAAGAGATGTAGCTTTAAAGGACATGTTAGAGGTATTAAACACATAAAATTCGTTAAAATTTCGCTAAAATTTCGCATAAATTGTATTTAAAATTTCGTTTCTAATATTATATAATTATAATAGAAAAATTATAAAAAGTTGCAGATAGAAATATCAAACCCAATGCGACAAAAATTAAAAATAAAGCCCCTTATAATTTTTATTTAAGTTGAGAAGAATAGATATTTTAAATGTCTATTCTTTTTATATTTGTATACTGTTGACATAATACAAAAAGGGTGATATAATATTAGCACAATCGTAAGATTGAATAATATTTTAAAGGAGTGCTTATTATGGCAGACAGACATTCGGAGACAGGAAGATATGATGGTAAGTACGGCGATACTACCGTAAGCTGGGAGAACGGCCAGAAGCAGGATGAATCATTTACGCAGTACAACGTTAAAGACGTTGATACGGGTGATCATTACTTCATTAACACCAGAACTGGTGCACAGGGAGCGGCTTTGGGCGATTATAGACCAGGACGTGACGGTAAGTAACAACAAAAAAGGAGAGAGATGAATGTCTCTCTCTTTTTATAGTATAAAAAATCTATTATTTAATAGGTTTATATAATCAAGAGAAATGTAAGTAGAAAATAAAGAGTAAGTACAAGCCCCTTTTTGTATTTGCTCTTTTTATTATGTTATGAAAGGAAGAAATAAAATGAATTTAATGATAAGTCAACCTATGAAAGGTAAAACAAATGAACAAATAAGAGAAGAAAGAGCAAATTTAATAAAAAAATTAGAAGAACAAGGGAACAAAGTAGTAGATACAGTATTTGAGAATGCACCAGCAAATGAAGACATAGCAATATATATGTTATCTCAATCAATAAGATATATAGGAAAAGTAGATGGGGTAGTATTTATGAAAGACTGGGAAAAGGCGAGAGGATGTAAAATAGAACATCAAGTAGCAGTAGAATATGGGAAAAAAGTATTCTATGAAAATTAATTAGTTATTACCAGTATGCTAGGTAACTGATAATATAAAGTTTGTTATGTTTATTTGATATGGCAGACCTCCTTTCAAGTTATTTTTTTATATAAACTTTTACAGAACTTTCCTAGCGAGTTCTAAGTAATATTTATAAGTTGTATGCAGTGATATAAACAGTTGGAGAGGACTGTTAATCCTTTATTCAACAAACATAAAGCTAATGTTTTAAGAATACAAAAAGCGAAAGAGGCTTAAATGTATGGTTTTTCGTTGCAGGTATCATTTTACATACAGCCTCAATGAAATTCTAGATAAGTAATTGAGGTGGGGACATTTTATATCATTGCATAGAGTTTATAAAAAGAAAAGAGGAAAAGATATGGGAAAAACAATAAAAGTAATAAGTGGAACTGAAAAAATGGGACAATGTGAAATGCTTAATAAATTAAAAGCAGAGCAAAGAATATTAGAACTATTTGAAACAGAAGAAATAGAAAAAATAGAAATTACTTACAAAGAAAAAGAGTCAGCTAATACTGCTGACTCAATAATTGCTAATAATATTATTGATGGAAAGTTAGTTGATCATGCATAAGCATTATTCCTTTGCAATCTTCACAACCATAAGCATCAACGGGTAGTCCACAAGTGGCTAAGAAACTATTAGAGGATAAATCAATTTGAGTTAGAACGTATTTTACATTATCTTTTCCAGTTTCAATTTTGCCAAATTTATTGCTACCACAATAAGGACATTTATTTATCATATAATCACCTCCAATCGAAATGATTATAGCAAACAAAGAATAAAAAAACTGTCAAAATATGTCGAAATATAAAAAAGGAGAAGTACATATGACTAATCAAGAAAGAATAAAAAAATACAAAGAAGAACACTGCTCAAGATGCCAAAATAAAACAAAGAACGATTGTGAAATAAGAGTTTTTCAAAATGGAGATGTAATATGTACAAAGTGTGTATATTATGAGCGACAAGATTAACTATGCAAATTGCATGAAAAGAAAATGTGAGCAATGCAAGAATTATGATTATTGTTTTAGATATAGACCAGGAAGGAAGAAAAATAATGAAATTCAAAATAAACAACAGAGAATGGAAAATAATAGAAGTATCACAACAAGCAATAAAAAATAAACAAAATATAAGAAGAGCAAATGAAGAAGAAAATTTAAAATCAATAGATACAAGATATTATGGAATTACATATTGTGATGAACAAAAAATATACATAGATGAAGATTTGCCAAAAGATAGAAAGAAAGCAACATTAATTCATGAATTAGCACATTGCTATATAGACAATTATATAACACATTGTGATAAACAATACACAGAAGAAGATGTTGCAGACATAGTATCAAATTCTTATGATATTATTCATGAAATAGTAGAACAATATTTTGAGGCAGAGGAATAAATGCAAAAAATAATTATTTTTGATGAAATTTGACAGACTTTTCAAACAAAATATGATAAAATCCTTAAAAAGGGGAATAATATGGAATATAATATAACAACAGTAGAAAAAGCAAAAGAAACTTTGATAAAAATAAAAAATAATTGGCCAGGAATACAACTAGAAAATGTTGATTATTCAAAATTTCATTTTATTTTGGAACATATAACTACGAACATGGATAATTGTGAAAAAATAAAATTAAGAGGTTTAAAGACAATAAAAGAATTGATTGAAGAACCTGACAATGAATTTATAAAATTTTGCATTAATGAGAGTTGTAAGAGTAAAAATGAGATAGAAGAAGTTATTAAATATTATAAAAGATACAATAATAAAATATCTGCTTTTTTTTCATATGAAGATGGTAAAAAACAATATGAAAATAATTTAGAAAAATATCCAGAAATGTTTAGAAAAGAAAATTTTTGCTTAAATTCTAAAGCACTGAAAGAATGGAACGAAAAATCTAAGGCTTATAAAGTAATAGCAAAAGTAAAGTATGAAGAAATAAATTTTAATGTCATTCAAGAGAAAGATATTGCTATAAAATTAGCAGATAATCTAAGAAAAAAAATAAATAATGACGAAATAAAAGATTGTATAGTTGAAATTGAAAATACTATAAAACCTAATAGATTACTTATAGAAAAAATAAGATAAAAGAGGTTTACCAAAGTTAAACTCTATTTTTTTGGGGGATAGTTTCAGTAGACTCTTTTATTATAGAGAAAAAGCATGAATATGAATAAAAACATAAAGAAGGTGATTAGATGGCAAATGAAAAAAACTTAAAACCTGTACGAACCAAGGAAGAAGCAAGAAAAAGGGGTAGACAAGGTGGGATTAAATCTGGAATAGTAAGAGCACAGCGAAAAACATTAAGAGAAGAACTAATAACATTGCTAGAAACTAAAGTAGAAGATAAAACAATACAAGAAAAAATAAGTTTTTCACTTATTCAAGAAGCTTTAAGCGGAAATGTAAAAGCATTTGAAACTATTAGAGATACAATTGGAGAAAAGCCACAAGATAAGTTAAACATATCTGGAGAAGTTAATAATCCATTTTCAGGAATGACAACAGAAGAGTTGAGAAAGATATTAAATGAATAATAATATAAAAGAAGAATTAAAAAAACAAGCACGTTTGGAATTAGCCAGACGTGATTTTTTTGAATATTGTAAATTAACTGCACCAGATTTTTATAAAGAAGATAGACAATTCTTAAAAGATATGTGTCATGAATTACAAGATTTCTACGAAAGTGATGATAGAATTTGTGTAATAAACATGCCACCTAGACATGGAAAATCAAGAACAGCAGGAAAATTGGTTGAATGGGTATTTGGAAATAACAATAAAGAAAAAGTAATGACTGGTTCATATAATGAAATACTATCAACAACATTTGCAAAATCAGTAAGAGACACAATAGCATCAGAAAAAACAGAAGGAATAATAGTATATAATGACATATTTCCTAATACAAAAATTAAATTTGGCGAATCTAGTGCAAATAAATGGGCATTAGAAGGAAGTGGACAAGCCAATTATTTAGCAACATCACCAAAGGGAACTGCGACTGGTTTTGGTTGTACTTTAATGATAATAGATGACTTAATAAAGAATGTCGAAGAAGCATACAATGAAAATGTTCTACAGAAGCAAATAGACTGGTTTAATAATACAATGTTATCAAGAACAGAAACAGGATTTAAGTTAATAATTATTATGACTAGATGGTCTAGTAATGATTTAGCAGGGTATATATTAGAAAACTATGATAATGTAAGACATATAAATTATAAAGCAGTTCAAGAAGATGGCTCAATGCTATGTGAAGCAATATTAAACAAAGAAGATTATAAATTAAAAACTAAAAATATGAACAAAGATATTGTATATGCTAACTATCAACAAGAGCCAATAGATGTTAAAAATAGATTATATACAGCATTTAAAACATATGAAAAATTACCGCCAGCACATTATATTATGAACTATACAGATACTGCTGACGAAGGCAATGATTATTTATGTTCAATAAATTATCAAATGTACAATGAAGAATATTACATATTAAATGTTATTTATACACAAGAGGCAATGGAAATAACAGAACCAGCAGTTGCAGAAATGCTGACAAAAGATAATGTAGGAAACGCAAATATAGAAAGCAATAATGGTGGTAGAGGATTCGCAAGAAATGTAATAACAAATTTAAGAAATTTAGGCAATAGACATACAAATGTTAGATGGTTTCATCAGGGAGAAAATAAAGTTGCAAGAATACTAAGTAATTCGACGGGAGTAATGAATAATATATATTTTCCTATAAATTGGGAAGATAGATGGCCTGAATTTTCCAAACACTTAAAACATTATGTAAGAACTGGAAAGAATGAACATGATGATGCTGAGGACTGTTTAACAGGAGTATATGAAAATCCAAAACCTAAAAATACAAATATGACAATGACTAATAAGTCTTTTATAAATATGTAACATCTACTAAAAAGTAGGTGTTTTTTTGATTGGAGGAAACAATGTTAAGATATAGTAAAGAAAAATTAGCAGAAGAAAGAAGTATAACAGATATATATTTTAAAGCACAAGAAGAATTAGATATAAGAAAAGAGTTATATGAGAAGTTCAGAAGAAAACTAACAGATGAAGAACTAGCAAGTCTAGATGATGAGGACATAAAAGTACCATTAGAAAGATATATATCAATCATGTCTGCTGGTTATTTTGGAGGAAAAGCACCGACATATAAGGTAAAAGCATTTAACAAAGATAAAGACAAAATAATCAAAGAACTATTTAATCATGCAACTAACGATGAACAAGAAATAAAAGAAATAGAAGAATTAATAAAACATATAGTTGATTATAATAATGATGGTTCACATTTTTTACATATGGTTTTAGATTATTTAGTAAAAAGAGCTTGTTATGAAATATATTATAAAGATGAAAAGACAGGAGAAATAACAATAACAAGAAGTGATGCATTAGAAACAGTGGCCATATGGGATTATTCATTACCTAAAAAATTAATAGGTATATATAGAATAATTCGTACATATATAGCAAATGGTGAATACCAACAAATGATAGAGTTAACAACAGTAGACGGAAAAAGATATTATTATGACACGCCTGAAAAAAGGAAAATATTTGGTACACCAGAATATGAACAACAGTTTAAAGACGAATCATTATTCAAAGAAAACAAAAAAGAAAAGAAACCAAGAATGTGGGATGATGATATACCAGCAACGGCAATAGAAAATTGTGATGGAATGGCAATATTTGAACCTGTAATAAGTTTAATAAAAGCATATGAAAGATGTATTCAAAATTCAAGAAATGTATTTAAGTATAATGATGAGGCAATATTAAAAGTTATAGGATATCAACCAGAAAATCCAATGATTATCCAAAATGAAAAAGGCAAAGATATCATAAATCCAGCAAGACAAAAAGAAGATGAATATGTATTAACAAGCAGAGTTAGATATTTAGACGGAAACAAAGATGTAAATAGCGACATAGCTTGGGTTGAAAAGAATGTAAATGATACAGCATTACAGAACCATAAAAAAACATTAATGGATATTATTTGTTTATGCTCATTCTGCCCTAATATGACAGACCTTGGATTTACATCAGCTGATAATAATTCAGCACTTGAAAAGAAATTTTTTAGCTTACAACAGTATATAGCAACATTCGAAGGCGATTTTCTTGAAGGATTAACAAGAAGATGGAGAATAATATTAGAAAAATTCAATAAAGAAAAGGGCAAAACTTATGATTTTAGAGATATTGAGATAAAACTAAATAGAAATTTACCTTCTGATAAAGCGACAGACATAACAAATGCATTGAAATTAAGAGGTTTATTACCAGATGAAACGGTTATAAATTTATTAAATCTTGATTTAGATGCAACAAGTGAATTAGCAAAAATGGATTTACAAAACGAAGAAAATATTCAGAAAAATCTAGAACAAATGCAAATAATGGGACAAGCAGAAGTAGAACAAAACGATAAAGAAGATAAACAGGACAACAAAGCAACAGACTTAACAGAAACACAAAAAGCACAAAAATTAACAGCAGATAATAAGAAAGAACAAGAAAAAGCAGTTAATAAACAGATAAAAAAGGAGTAAAAATATGTTATTAATAAAAATTGCATGCATATCATTATTATCTTTTATGGCAGGAATAATGGAAGGATTTATACAAGAAATTACAGGGATAAATATATCAAGGTTTATATATATCATGCTTGGAATTTTTATTTGTTTAATATGGAAGGTATAGAAATATGAATATATGGAATTATCACGATGCAAAAATGCGAGAATTAAAACAACTATATAATAAAACATCAAAACAAACGCAAAATAGACTTCAAGAATTACTAGATACATTTAATTTTACATCAGAAAATATATATAATATAGCAGATAATAAAACCAAAAAAAGAATAAATAATTACATAGAGCAATGGAAAGAACAAAAACTACTAACAGGTTATTTTAAAGTATTAGCAAATAACATTTATGGAAGAACGCGAGTAAAGAATAGTGAAATATTAGAATTACTTATTTATAGTGCATACATAGAAGAACAAAACAAATTAGAAGAACAAGAAAAACAAATAATGTATGAAGATGCTAATTATTACTATGAACAAGGTCAACAAGAAGTAAATAAAAAGAAAAAGCCATCAATAATTCCGATGGCTTTATTTCTTGCATTATTAGACCAACCTAATTATAGTCGGACTAACTTGGAAGCAATATATTGAAACAACAATACAATATAATGCACAACAAATATATAAACAAGTAATTCTAAATACACAACAACAAAAAGACCTAAAAATCGATTCTAGCGAGTTTCAAACGATAATAAATAGACAAAATAATCAAAAGCTTAATATAAATAATGATAAAATATCAGGTGCAATGGACTTACAAATGATAGGATTAAATAATCTGTCAAAAGTGGATGGAATAAAATCAGTAGCGGGAGATAATGCAAAAGTTAGATTTATAGGAATTAGCGATGAAAGACAAACTCAAATGTGCAAAAGTTTAGATAATCAAGAATTTTACATACACGATTGGAATGAGTTTAAAAGATATAGCAAAACTAATGATAGTATAGTAAAATGTCGTTGCTTTGGGCTTGTTATTGGTTTAAATTGTCCTCCAATTGATGATGGATTTCATTTTTGCAGAAGCTATATTATGTATTTACCACCAATTGCAAAACAAGAAAAAACAGAGTATAATCTTGATATACCTAAAATAAGTAAAGATATTAAACAAGTTTTAATTAATACAAAATTAAATTCTAATGTAAAAAGATTATTTAACAAATATTTAACAAGTGATAATGCAGAAATAAAAAACAATTTAAATGTTCCAATGAGATATAATATAGATGACAATAAAATATATATTAATCCAACACATCCAAATTTTAAATATTATGATTTATCAGAAAGTTTAAGTCATGAAATTATACATATGATAGATATAAGAAATAATATATCTGATAAATTAAATATAGATAACGAATTAAGAAGAACAAGATTGCAAATAGATATAGATGAAGATAAATATATCAAAATGTTATCTAGTAGTAAATATGAAGATAATATGACATTAAGTGATATTTTTTCTGCTGTAACAAATAGTAAAATATCAGGAAGCTATAATCATTCAAGCAAATATTGGCTTGAAGATGTAACAAGGATAGAAAAAGAGTTGTCGGCAAATATAATGTCAGCATATTTAACAAATAACAAAGATACATTAGATATAATTAATAGTATATCTGGGTTGAAAGAAATTAAAGAAAAGGTAGTGAAGTTATATAATGATTATACCAAATGATGTAAAAGAGTTAATTCATAAGTATATAGAAAAAAATGGCAAAAGACCATTAGGTTTTAATTATGATGAATGGAATAGTTTTGAGGAATATAAAGAATATTTAAAAAAGGAATTAGAAAAATAAGCACTTACTTAAAATAGTAGGTGCTTTTATTATGGAAAGAAGGTGAAAAAATGAACGATAGAGCAAAATATTTAGCAGTAGATGAAGAAAAAAATAACAGAATACAACATATAAGAGAATGTTTCTCAATTATCTATGATGAAATTGATTTAAAGTGTAAGCCAAGTAGAGAAACATCACTTGCATTAACAAAATTGGAAGAGGCTCAATTTTGGGCTATAAAAGGAATAACAAGGGAGGAAAAATAATATGTGGTTATTAGTTTTAATATTAAGTATTAAATTACAAATGCCAACTTGGTATTGGATTATATTTACTATAATTACAATATTTAGACCATTGATAGGAATGTTTAAATATAAGTTTAATGAAAACTTTTTTGAAGAATACGGAAATAAATAAGTTATTAACATTTTATAATTATAAATTTTAGACGTAGACGTACGTCTATTTTTTATGCCCTAGATATGGCTTTAAACTGTCTATTTTTGTATGGTTAGACTTCCGTAAAAAGTCAAATAGTTTGGTTATAACAACCGTAAAAGTTAAGGAGGAAATTCGTTATGGAAGGTAATGAAGAAGTAAAAACAAATATGGAATCTACTGCCGAGAGTGTAGAAAAAGTTGAAACATCAAACGTAGAAGAAAATAAAGAAAAAACTTTTACAAGAGATGAAGTAAATAAAATGATTAATGCTGAAAAGCAAAAGGAAAGACAAGCAATTTTAGAAGAAATGGAAGCTAAAAAAGCAGAAGCGGATAAACTTGCAAAAATGGATGAAGACCAAAAAAAGTCTTATGAATTAGAGCAAGAAAGATCTAGAGCAAATAAAGCTGAAAATGAACTAAATGCTTATAGACTAAAAGACGAAACAATTCGTCAAGCAAGTCAAAGAGGTATCTCATTAGGATACATAGAAACTATTGATTTTTCAAGAGAAACTGCTGAAAGTATCAATTCAAAATTAGATATATTTGAAAAAGTATCAAAAGCAGATAGAGAAAAAGCAATAAGTGAGTATTCTAAAGAGCCAGCACCACAAACAGGAGAAAGGGTAACTCAAAAAGATATAAGTCAAATGAGTTATACAGAATTGGCTGAATATCTAAATAAACACCCAGAAGTAAATTTATAAAAAGGAAGGTAATAAAAAATGGGAAAATTTGATTCAAAAAGTTTTAACGAAAAAGCATTTAAGTATTCAGTAGATAGAATACCAAATTTAAAAACAAACGAGTTAAAGAAATCAAGAGCTTTAACAGGAAATGAAGATATTAGAGAAGTATTTGCTGACGAAGATGGTACAGCATATGCAAGAATTGCTATGCGTGGACTATTAGAAGGCGATGCAGTAAATTATGATGGACAAACAGATATAACAGCAACATCAACAAAAACATTTGAAAGAGGTGTTGTAGTTGTTGGTAGAGCAAAAGGATTTGTAGAAAAAGATTTTTCTTATGATGTAACAGGTGGAAAAGACTTTATGCAAAATGTTGCAGAACAAATAGCAGATTATAAGGATGGGCTAGACCAAGATACAATATTAGCAGTATTAAAAGGAATATTCTCAATGACAGGTGCTAAAAACTTAGAATTTGTAAATAAACACACAACAGAAGTAAAAGGAAATATTCAAGCAACAACATTAAATACAGCTACAAACAAAGCATGTGGAGCAAATAAAAAGAAATTTGCTTTAGTATTTATGCATTCAGATGTTGCAACAAATATTGAAAACTTAAATTTATTAGAACACTTGAAATATACTGACAAAGATGGCATAACAAGAGAATTAGATTTAGGAACATGGAATGGTAAACTAGTAGTAATTGATGATGATATGCCAACAAAAGAAGTTGAAGCAACATATGTAAAAACAGCTGATAAAGCTATTGTAGCTGGAAAAACATATTATACAAAATCTGGAACAAAATATACAGCAGTTTCTAATCCAGTTGAAGGAAGCATCGGAGACTATTATGAAGTATCAGATGAAGCACATACAGAATATATAACATATATATTAGGTATTGGAGCTATTGATTTTGAAGATGTTGGTGTAAAGGTACCTTATGAAATGGATAGAAATCCTTCAAAAAACGGTGGACAAGATACTTTATATATTAGACAAAGAAAAGTATTTGCACCATTTGGAATCTCATATGAAAAGAAATCACAAGTTTCATTATCACCAACAGATAAAGAACTTGAGGATGGTTCTAACTGGGATTTAGTAAATTCTGGTGAAGCATCTGAAGAAGATAGAAGTTATATAAATCACAAAGCTATTCCAATTGCAAGAATAATTTCAAGAGGATAGTAGAAAGGGGCAATAGATGTTAGAACAAATAAAAAAGAGATTAGGAGCAAATTATATTGAAAATACAGATAATATAATACAAGACATCATAGTAGATATGACTTCTATTGCCTGTGATGCTTCTAATCGTAAAGAAACTGATAAAAAGTTATTTCCATACATAAAAAAAGCCGTTATATCTGAATACAATGCAAGAGGCTCAGAAGGACTATTAAGTCGTAATGAAGGTTCTATTTCGAGTTCATTTAATGATATAGAGAAAAAACTAAGAATAGATGCAGCTTCAATAAGGATATTCAAGTAATGCTATTACGAGATTTAACAAAAGTATATATATCAGAATATGAAGAAATAGAAGACTACGGCGAAGTTTCAAAAGTATGGAAATATAAAGGTATAGCTTGGCTAAATATGCAACAAGATGTAAATGAATTAGATAGAAAGTCTACTGGTGAAGTTGATTATAGTACATATAAAGGTCGTACGACAAGAGATTATGATATGCAAAAAGGCAATGGAATATCATTTGAAGATATCTCAAAATTAGAGAAGTTTATTCCGGAGTATAGAGTACTGGACAAAAATAAAATAGGAAGTACTTATGTATATAGAATGGAGAAAATACAATGATAAGTTTCAATTGCAATATAAAAGTAAAACATAATTTTAAAAATATAGATACTATAATTAAAAAACTACCACAAACTGCAAAGATGGCAACTGAAGATGTATTAAAAAACATTAGAGGTTATGCTATAAAATTGGAAAAACGGACATAAGGAAGAAGGTATATTAGCAGAAATGATTGATATGTCTACTAAAGAAGTGAAACGGTCGTGTATATGCTGACCCTTCTAAATTTATGACTGAAAATGGACAATCATATTTATGGTTTGAGTATTTTGGAACTCGGACAATATGCGGAGCAAGAACACATAGGAAAAACAAAACACTTTATCGAATCAGGCTATACAGAATGGTATATACCTGTGAATAAAGTCGGTAGTTCATTAAGTTATCCAATTGTAACCATAAAAGGAGAACAATTCTATGTTGCAGTAGGCTCAAAAGCAAATCACTTTTTAAGTGATTCTGAATTTAAAAGTAGAAACGAAAATGCAGAAATAGTTAAGAAAAAATTAGATGAGATGTTAAAGGAGGTATGTAAATGAAAGATTTAAGTGAATTAGAGTTTAGTGATTTAGTATATGAAAAACTAGAATCATTGAAATATAAGCAAATATTAACAAATCCTACAACAACAAGTAAATTTCCTTGCCTAGAATTACATACACCTTTAAAATCTGTGAATAAAACGGAAAATGCATTTCCAATTCAATCAACATTCCAAATATCAATAACTTGTTGGAATGAAAAGCAACGTCAAGCCATGCAAATGACAGATGAAGTTGATACAAAACTTCAAGAATATAATTTTATAAGGACAAATACCAGCCCTGCAATGTATGATCCTATATTGCAAAAATACGGTATAACAATAACATTTGAGGTTCGTTATAATTCAATAACGGCCTCTTTTAATTTTATAAGATAATAGGAGGAATTTTAAATGGACCCAAAAACAAGTACAATGACAAAATTGTTTCATGCAGATACATTAGAAGACTTAAAAACACAGGCTAAAAGAAAACAAATAGCTTTTGTACAAAGTATACCAGAATTTTTAAAAGCACCAGAAGGAGTGACTTATAGTGCTTTAGATATTCCGGATGAAAGAATGGCAGAAGGAAGACAGAAAGCAGAAAATCTAGAAATAGAAATATTATTTAAAGAAGACCAATATGATGAATTAAAAGCACTACAAACTGCAAAAACAAATGGCTATTGGGCAATCCAATTACCAGAAAGCACAGCTTCAGAGGCAGGAAAACCATTAACATGGTACTTTACTGGAACATGTTATGTTGGAATGAGTGAAATTGCTATAGATGATATGTTAAAATCAAAATTAACAATTTATAGAAGCTCAGAAATACAAGAAAGTAAAGGCTTTCCCACAACTTAGTTCTACATTAAGTGCTAGGAGTAGAACAAGAAAAGTTGCTAGCACAATAGAAGAAAATAATGAGAAGGCAGAATAAGCCTTCTCTCTTTTGCAAAGGAGAGAAAATAAAATGATTATAGAAACAAAAAATAAAACAATTAATTTAGTACTAAAAACACGAAAAATAGTAGACATAGCTAATCTACTAAAAAATAAAAATTTTGAAGAAGCCTTCACAAGAGCATATTCAATATGTGATAGAGAAGCTTTGTCAAAAATAATATTTAAATTGGCAGAAAACGAGGATGGCAAAGGTACATTTATGACATCAAATGAAGTATATGACTTTATGGATGATTGTAGACTAGAAGGAATAACTGCGAATGATTTATATGAAAAGATTGCAGAGGCATTGAATGATGAGGGTTTTTTCAAAAAGAAAATGAGCAAGAAAGAATTAAAAGAAATGACCTCAAATCCTTTATCAACAATGAATATGAACGATTTAGTTCAAAAGTCAGCAGAAAGTGCAATGAGCAAAATAGCAGAGAAACAACTTCAAGAACAAGGATTTCAAGGTTACGAGGCTTAAATGATATAATAGAAAAAATAAAAACAGCTCATAATTTAGTTGAGTTAATATATTCAATAGAATCTCTAGCGTATTACTTTGATATAAAACCACATGAGTTTTGGAATAGCAGATACTCAGAAATAAATACATATTGTCAAATACATCTTGTAAAAATAATTGATGAATTAAAAAGTGAAATTAATTTGCAAGAAGCGGTTACTAATAAACTTATAAGAGCAGATAGTATGAGCAGAAACCCTAAAATAGTACCAATTAGAGATAATTATAAAGAACTATTTAAGGAAGAGGAACAACAGGTACAATCATCAGAAGAAATTACAAGAAGAATGAGAAATATAATGAAAACAGAAAAAAATTAAAAAAATTATACTTTTCGACAAAATTCGACTTAAAAATCCAACTAAAAGTGATATACTTTTATTTATAATAAAATAAAAGGAGGAAATTTATTATGGAAGAGAGGAAAAAGAGTGGATTTGGAACTGCTGGTTTAGTATTAGGAATTATAGGAGTGTGTACTTCATTTATTCCAATAGTAAATAATGTATCATTTGTTTTAGGGTTAATAGGAGGAATTTTAGCAATAGTATCATTAATTAAAAAAGCCAGCAAAGGACAAGCTATTGCAGGTGTTATTTTGTGCGTACTAGCAATGGTAATTACAATTAATTCTCAAAAAGCTTTATCAGATAGCTTAAATGAAGTTAGTGCTAATTTAGATAAGGCAACAGGAAGCAGTACAGAAGAAGTTTTAGCTAATGATGTAGATGCACAACTAGGAAATTTTGAAGTGACTAATGGAAGTTATGGAACAAAGGATACAAAGTTGACAGTTAAAGTAACAAACAAAACTTCAGAAACAAAATCTTTTAACTTACATATAGAAGCAGTAGATGAATCAGGAGCAAGAATCAATGAAGATTATGTTTATGCAAATGACTTAGCAGCAGGACAAAGTCAAAGTTTTGATATATTTACATATGTATCATCAGACAAATTAAACGCAATGCAAAATGCAACTTTTAAAATTGTAGAAGCATCAATGTATTAAAGGAGAAGTAAAAATGGAAGTACATTCTAAAGAGACAACAAAAGCTATATATAAAAGATGGTGGTTTATTGTTTTAATGGTAATTATATCAATACCAATAATAATTTTTGAAATAGCTTGCATAGCAGTAGCTCCGTCTATATTAGTATTGGAACTTATTCTAGCACTATTGATATATGTACTTGTAAAAGCAGTAAAAAGAGAGAAAAAACGAAAAGAATTAAAATTGCAAAAAGAAAGAAATTTGATTCAACAGGGATTTAAAAAATTATGTGACAATTTTTATATTAATGAAGAAGAACATAAATTAAAAATCTTAGATACAGTATATGGATTTTCTCAAATTTTGGACTGTGAATTAATAGAAGGCGGAACTTCAATATCAAATACTGTTGGAAATAGTAAAATTAAAGGTTCAAAAAAGATGAAAACGAATTATACAACGTTCCAAACAAATTTATGTACAACACTTTCATTAAATATAACGACAACAGATATAAACAATCCAAGAATTATATTTAATTGTAAATATGGTAAAAGAAGTATTTTGAAAGATAGTAAAAAATATAAAGAATATATGAATAATGCACAAAATATAATATCAACATTAAAAATTATTATATCTCAGAATAATGAAAAGTATATAGAGACAGGAACTATAACAAAAGTAGAACATAAATATATAACAGAAGAGAATGCAAGTATTCAAATTGAAAGGTTATCTAAATTGTACAAAGATGGAATCCTGACAGATTATGAATTTGCAATGAAGAAAAAAGAATTATTGGATAAAATAAAATAAAACACTTACTTAGGTAGGTGTTTTTTATTTGGAAAATATGAAAGGAGGAATGACTTATTACAGTAGAGGAAATAGAGATAGTAGTAACTGCAAAAGTAGAAGAAGCATTAAAAGAATTTGAAAAAATGTCACCTGCAATAAAAGAAAAAATGAAACAAGTTCAAGAGGCTTTTTCAAAAGTAGACACAAAGACAATGACAAGCAAATTACATCAAGCAGTTAACTTTATGAAAAAGAAGATGCAGGACTTAAAAAAGAGTTCTGAAAACAACAAAATAGCAATTAAAGTTAATAACAAAGATGCACAAAAACAAATAACACAAATTGAAAAAGAAATCGATAGTCTACAAAAGAAAATAACTGGTCGACAGTTAAAGCTAGATGTTACAAACAATGCTTTGGATAAGATAAGAAACGACACAAATCAGTCTGTAATTAAAGAAATGCCAGAGGCTGGAAATAAACAAATAAAAGCAGAAACATATAAAAAATTAGACAATAATGCAAGTTATCAAAGTTTAGTAAAGCAAAGCGATAAATTAAATAGTGAAATTGAAAAATATAATGCATTATTAAATAGTGCAAAATCTAAAATGGCAGAATTAGGACAACAGATCTCTAAAACTTCAACTACTCAAAATAAATTGAGTAGTTTTTTTGGAGCTTTTAAGCAAAAAATAGAACAAGTAAAGCCTAGTTTGAATGGTGCAAAAAATACTTTTAGTAAAATGCCAAGTATTGGTCAAAATTTATCAAAGATAACTCAAAGTGTGACAGGACATATAAGAAATATGGGTGGAGGCTTAAAAAATGGGCTTGGACATATTTTAAAATATGCTGGTGCACTTTTTTCATTACAAAGTATTTATAGCACATTAAGTGGTTGTGCTCAAAGTTGGTTATCTAGCCAAAATGCAGGAGCAAAGCAATTATCAGCTAATATTGATTATATGAAATATGCAATGGGCTCAGCTTTTGCACCTGTAATACAGTATGTAACAGGACTGATATATCAACTAATGAAAGCTATACAATCTGTTGTTTATGCATTGTTTAGAGTAAATATATTTGCTAAAGCAAGTGCGAGTTCATATGCAAATATGGCTGGAAACGCAAAAAAAGCGAAAGAAGAAACAAAAAGTTTATCAAATATACATAGTGAAATAAACAATGTACAATCTAATGATAGCTCTGATGGTGGAAGTGGCGGAGGCACATCACCAAGTTTTGATTTGTCTGGAATAGATAATCAAATGTCTCCATTGGCTCAAAAATTATTTGACTTTTTTAGACCACTTGTTGATTCTTGGAATAAGTATGGAGAACAAGTTATAACAGCATCAAAAAATGCAATTAGTGGAATAGGACAAGCTGTTGGTGCAATGTGGGGGAGTGTAGAAACATTGTTTACTAATGGTACTATATACTCTATAATTGCGAATATATTAAATTCAATTGGGCAAATAGGTAGAGCCTGGGCAAATGCTTGGAATAATGATAATAACGGAACAGAAATAATACAGGGAATAGCAAATATAATTAATGATCTTACGGTTGCTATTTTGAATTTAGTTTCTAGCACAGGATTTCAGTCATTTTTAGATGGAATTTTAAGTGCATTTAGTGGAATAGTGCAATTTATGGAACCAGTTATTTCGGGTTTTATACAAATGTCAGAAGTAATTATAGAAATTGCAATGTCAACAATAGGGGATTTATTGACATTAATAGGAAATGCATTGCAGGGTATTGGACAGAATGAAATGGCAGTAAACATATTAAAAGCAATAGGAGAAGTAATTGCAATTGTTGTGGCAGGGATTATTGCTTGGAATACTGTTCAAATGGTTTTAAATGGATTGATGGGATTATTTACAATATTAACATCACCAATAACTTTAATTATTTTGGGAATAGTAGCTGCAATAACTGCAATAATTTTAGTAATTCAAAATTGGGGAATAATTTTAGAATGGTTGGGAAATATTTGGAATGCCATTGTTGATTTCATAGTTGGAGTTGTAACAAAATGGATAGAATTTCAAAAAGCAAAATTTGAGTTCTTAAAAAACATTGTAATTACAGTATTTACGGCTGTAAAAAATTTTATAGTTAATGTTTGGAACGGAATAGTAAATACTATAGCAAATGTATGGAATACTATTGTAACAAAAGTAAAGGAAGGTGTGTCTGGAGCTTGGAATGCAATTACATCCGTATTTGGGAACATAGGTAATTGGTTTAGAGATAAGTTTAGTCAAGCATGGCAAGCAGTAAAAAATGTATTCAGTTCTGGAGGCCGTATTTTTGATGGAATAAGAGAAGGAATATTAAGTGGATTAAAATCAATAGTAAATGCAATAATAGATGGAATTAATAAAGTAATAGCCATACCATTTAATGGATTAAATGCAGCCTTAAGAACAATAAAAAACGTAAATATTATGGGGTTAAGTCCATTTGGATGGATATCTACCATATCAGTTCCACAGATACCAAGATTAGCTAAAGGTGGCGTATTAACAGAGGCAACAACAGTATTAGCGGGTGAATACTCTGGAGCTAAAACTAACCCAGAAATTGTAACACCACAAAACATAATGAGAGATACGTTTGAAGACGTATTATCAGACTTTAACAATAGTAATGGACAGCCATTACATGTAACAATACAATACTTAGGAAGAGAAATATTTGACGATACAATAGATTATATAAACTCAAAAACTAGAAGAACTGGTAAAAATACAATAGTAACGGTAGGTGATTAAAATGTTATGGAGAGAACATGGGAAAACAGAAAATTTACCAACACCCTCATCATACAGTGCTGATATAGAAGACACAGACAACGATAGTTATACAAGTAAAAAAACAGGAGCATTGATAGACAATACCATAGCAGTAGGAATGTTAAAACTTTCTATGGCATGGGATTTAAATTCAGAAGAAGAAGCAGAGAATCTCATGCAAAAAACATATAAAAATCCATTGGTACTAGATATAAAAGTACCAGTTATAAATGGTGGATTTTTGGAGGGGGTAAAATTTAGAGTTTCAAAAAGAAAAGTAGAAATGATAGACACAGAATTAAGTAAGAGTACTTCCAAAACAAGATGGAAGTGCTCTTTTAATTTGATGCAAAAAGAATTAACAGATGCACAAAAAACAGCTGTGAAGAACTCAAATTCTTAGGAGGTTATGAATGTATAATACAACTCAAAATTACAAAGATAAAATATTAAGCGATTCAACACAACATGAATTAAATATATATATTGATAACAATAAGATTGAACCAAATCATATTATAGATTTCAAGACTACATTAGAATTATTCAATAACAATGAGTTTTGCTTAGGTTGTACTCCTGAAATAGATATTGAATTTGAGATAGATAAAAAGGACTTACCTGAGACTTATAATGAGGTATATGTTGAAAGTGGATTAGAAGATGAAATAATACCTGTTGGAAAGTTTACAATTCAATCAATAGAAGATGACGAATTTAAGGTTAAAATAAAAGCCACAGATTATATGAAAAAATTTGAAGATAATAAATATGATGGAAGTAATTTAATATATCCGAAAACAATACTAGAAGTATTACAAGATATATGTACTAAGATAGGAGTAGAACTAGGTTCTACTTCTTTTCTTAATGATGATAAGCAGATAGCAGTATATGATAATACAGTAGCAGCCCGAACATATATAGGTTATATAGCAGAACAAGCAGAAGGATTTGCTGTAATAGGCAGAGATGGAAAATTATATATAAAAACCTTTGGAGAAGATAGTGTTGATTTTGATATTAATTTGTTTGGCGACTTTACTTGGGGAGATAAATTAAAGATAAGTAGAGTTTCTTATGAAGATGGAATACGAAATTATAAATTTGGAGATGAAACACAAGCAACAGCATTTATTGACCAAAACAATATGTATATAGTTGATAGTGAACAAGTAGAGAATATTTATAATCAAATCAAAGGTTTTGAAGTATATGCATTTGAGGGGGAGACAATAATAGACCCAGCATATGATATTGGGGATATTCTAATAATTGATGATAAAAAAGTTTTATATCAAGGAGAGATAAATTATGCGGGAAAATTTAAGGCAAGTATAAAAAGCAAAATACAGGTCAAAACAGAACAAGAAAGTATGCAGACAAAACAGAGTAACTCTAACAAAATAAAAAGGGTACAAAGTGAAATAAATCAAATTGATGGAAAAATAACACAACTAGTACAGGAATCATCAGAACATGAAGAAAAAATAACAAAACATGAGCAAGACATAGATACAATAAAAGATCAAGTATCAAGTGTTACAGATTATAAAAGAGAAGTAGAAGGAATTACAGAAATACACTTAGAAAATGCAAGCAAGGCACAAGTATTGATATTAAAAATTGAAGGAAATCAAAAGTATGAAAGCAATTTGTTTCCTTCCGACGAATTGTTTCCAAGTGATAATTTATATCCTAACCAGGAGGTGTTATAGATGATATATAAAATAATAATAGACAAGCAAAGTAGAACTAATCCTTCAGCAGATAGAAAGACATATTTAATTGATACAGATGAACTAAGAACAAATGGAAAAATAAGTGATAGTATAGAAATAGAAAAGGAAAATGCATATGTTATAAGACGATTACAATTATCAGAATATCATGTTTTAACACCGCTAAAAACTCCAATAAAGCAAAAACTAAATATACAAGTAGAACTTTTTGAAGGCGAAAATTATATATACCTAATTGATATGGTTGGAAATAAGATATATGCAGAATATATAATAAAAAATGACTTTAATGATATATTTGCTACGAAGGTTGAAATGAATAGTGCAATAAATCAATCAACACGAGGTATTGAATTAAGTGTAAATCAAAAATTTGAAAGCTATTCAACAACAGCAGAAATGAATGCGGCAATAAATGTAAAATCAGAAGAAATAACAAGCGAAGTAAATAAAAAAGTAGGTAAAACAGAAGTTGGAACATATATTCAACAAAATACAGAAGCGGTAAAGGTTGCATGGAACCAAATAAGTGAATTTATTCAAATGATGATATTAAATGGTAATGCAAGTCTGGCAATATTAGATAATAACAAAAAAGTTCTAATGTCATTAGATAAATCAGGACAACACTTCCATGAGAGTGGAACAAAGTTTGGAGAAATGGGAGTAAAAACGCAAGACGACAACAAATATATTGCATTTTCAGTAGACAGTGAGTATAATACCAAAATAAAAAATGGTATGGCTTGGGGAGTAGTAACAACAAGTGATGGAAAATTTTGGCCAATTTTATACATAAAAGATTTTGCTATGCCACCTAAAAATTCAGGAGGTTGCACAGGACAACTTGTATTAAGTGGATGTGATTTAGTTTTAGATTCATCAAATGCTGGAATAATTTCAAATGGTGTAAAAATACAAGCAGATGCTATGCCTGGTATATTTTTTAATGATGAGAAAACAAATTCGATGTTGTTTTATATTATGCCTGCAACTACTACTTCAAATGCATCAATGGGAATATTAGATAATATACAATTTTATAAAAATCAAGCTGGATCAGATTCATTTAAAATTGGAACAGGAAATTCATATGTATTAGTTACAGATGAGGGAGATTTATCAGCATGTGGAGGAAATATATTTTTTGGTACAGAAAGTAACAAGGTAGATTTCATACTATTTCCAAATGTACTTGCCAATATCTATGGAGATTTAAGTGTAAGTGGAAATGTATATGCTAATAACATTTCATCAGATAGAAGAATAAAGAAAAATATAAAAAAATGTTCTCAGAGTGCTTTAGAAATAATAAAAAAGATTAAACATAAACAATTTGATAAAGAAGATGATGGAAAACATTATGATATAGGTTATATAGCACAAGAGATGGAAATGTTAGACCCTAATTTTGTAATTATACGTCCCCAAAAAGACAACATTGAGGAAAGGTATTATATTAACGAATTACCAATAATTGCTACAGCAACTAAAGCAATCCAAGAACAACAAGAAATGATAGAACAATTGCAGGAAAAAGATAAACAAAAAGATAAGGAAATAGATAAACTTATAAAAAGAATAGAAACTCTTGAAAAGGAGGCAAGAAATGAAAATAATTGAGTTTAAAGGAGCAACAAAAGTAAAGAATGCATATGTAGAAATGGGAGGAACACAATATGAAGTTGTACCAGCAGAATATAGTGGAGAAACACCATTAACACCTTATAATATAAATAGAATGCAAAAGAATTTGTTTACACACATTTACCAACTAAAAATAACATCTAATATAAATGCAGGAGCAGAAGTAACATTACCTTGTTATTATCAAGTTGGACAAGAAGTATTAGATGTATACTTAGACACCGAAAGACTAGCATTAAGTAGTGATGATGCTGGAACAGATGGACATTATAGAGAAATAGGAGATGCAGATAGTATAAGCAATAAAATAAAGACAACAACAGATTTGCAGTTAGAAACAGGAGATATTTTAACATTAGTAGTAAGGGGGGAATATAATGCTAACACTTAAAAATTTAATTAAGAAAATTGAAAACAAAATAGATTTTCCAGATGGAAAAAATATTTTATATACTTCTTCAGGGTATACAAATAAATATATTAAATTGTTTGATGTAAATATGAAAACTGTATTTAAGACGGCTACGATAATTTTTAAAATTACATCAACTCAACAGTATGATTTTGATGATATATATAGTTTGCAAATTAATAGACAAGATTCTACCAATTTTAAAGTTAAATTTAAAAGAATAAACCAATTAAACCCAGAAGGAGTTGACATTTCAGATAATATTATAATAGTAGAAAGCAATTGTATATTTTCTGTTTGTTTTAAATTGCCAGGTGGTTCACGTACTCCTAATGTTCAAATAATATCAGCACAAAGATTTAATTCAGATATAATATTTGGCAATGGTGAAATTTTAGATTCTTTACCTTCAGGTACACAATACAAAATTGAAAAGTGGAAGGATTTACCATTGGCCACAGGAATAACAGTTGATAAGATTGCTAAAAAAGCTATTTATAAGAAAGAAAATGGAATTGTTACAATTGTAGGAGGAGTGTCAGGAATTACTAAGGCAGGAGCAACAATAGCACAACTTCCAGAAGGGTATAGACCGGCAACCCAAATATATTTTGAGGGATTTTGCTCTGGGGTTAGATATTGTAGGTGGATAATAACTCCGGCTGGAGGAATTATGTTAGAATGGGTTTCAGATAATGCATATACTTCTGCTTGGTACAACTTAAATTGCACATTTATAGCAAATTAGATAGTGTAAAATTCTCGGAAGGAGGAAGAAAATGCAAGATACAAAAGTTGTTGAAAGATTAGTAGAAAACGAGCAACGTTCAAAATCAAATTCTAAAAGATTAGATAGTATTGAAAATAAAGTTGAAAACATGTATGATTTAACGCTAAGTGTGCGAGAAATAGCAACAGAAATGAAGGCAATGAGAGAAGACCAAAACAAAATGAATGAACGCCTAAAAATAATTGAAGAAAAACCAGCAAAAGAATATGAAGAAACTAAAAAGCAAATAAAAAGCAAAGTAGTTTCTTTTTTTGTTGGAATTATATTAACAGCAATAGCGTTTATCTTAGGATTAAGTAAATTTGTATAGGAGGGGAAGATAATGAAAAAATTTAAAATAATAGTATCATCAATATTAATGTGTATTATATTGTTTGTTGTATTTGCTTTTAGCGATGACAAAGAATTACAAAAAGATGTAGTAGAAAAAATGACAGATACAATAGTAGACATTGCAACAAATGAAAGTACAACAGAAATATTAAGTTTAACTGCAGAAGATGAACAAATACTAGAAGTACAAGAAACAACAGAAAATGAAGCATTTAAAGAGCAAGGACAAGTTGCATATGAAGGAGCAGAAAAAACACCATATATACAACTAGAAGATTATGCCGGACTAACATATTTCTCACAAATAGATAATAGATGGAAAAGTAAAATGTATTCTAGTGTAGGAGATAGCGCACAAACAATAGGCACAAGTGGTTGTGGACCTACAAGTGCAGCAATGGTTGTATCAAGTATAAAAGGAACAATAACTCCAGCTAAAATGGCAGACTTATATGTAAAATATGGTTATAGAAGTGCAAATCAAGGTACAT